GCCCTGGTACTGCCGCCGCGCGCGCCACCCGTCGGACTCCTGGCGACCGATGGCGATCAGCTGGGCCGACGCCTCCGGCGAGCTCATGGACGCGGGCAGCATCGAGAACGCGGCCGGGAGCACGATCCGGGCGATGTAGGTCTCGGTCGTCACGGCGTCCCCTTCGCGATCGCCAGCAGGCGCGGCAGCCACTCGATCACGACGAAGACCGCGGCGATGACCCAGCCGAACCGCTTCAGCTGGCGCATGGTGATGGGCTCGTCGTCGCCGGTGGCCACTGCAGCGCCCGCGGGTTCGTCGCGATCCTGCCGGTCAAAGACCTCGCGGTTCAGGTTGGTCAGCTTCACGGCGTGCTCGCCGAGTTTCACGGCGTGCGCGCTCAGGCTGTTGCGATGCGTGTCGAGTTGGCCATTGACGCGGTCGAGACGGATATTTACCCCGCCGAACCCCTGGGCCATCTGCGTTTGCAGATCGGTGAGCCGCCGCGCGATCTCTCCGTTCGTCATCTCGCTCACTTCGGTGGCTCCTGGGGGGGAGGCACAAACGCGCCCTTCGTCCAATCGAACGTGGCCTCGGCCGGGGGCTTGATCTCATCGCGCAGCTGCTGCTCGAGGGCGGCGCGCTCGTCGGTCAGCCGCTCGCTGTCGAGCGCCGCCTGGACCTCGGCGAGCGTGGCGCGCAGCCGCGCGTTCTCCACCTTCAATTGGTGCACCTGCACGCGCAGCGCCGCCTCGCCGGTCGGGTGGTAGGTGCTCGGCTCCTGTGCCACCAGCGCGGCCCCGGCGACGAGCGCGATCGCCACGGCCACGACCAGCGCGGCGACGCCCCGCTCGCGCGTGTCGATCATCGGCCGGCCTCCAAGGCGCGCACGCGCCGCTCGAGCTCCTGGATCGCCAGCACGGTCACGCCGAAGCTGGTCACCGGGTTGAAGCTTCTCCCCTGGTCCATCCCGAAGAGCGGCGACGTGCGCGTGGTGATGCCGAGGAACTGCTGCCCAGAATAGGCGCCGCTCTTGTAGGTGAAGCGGTAGACCGGCGTCTGCAGCAGCTCGGCGAGGGCGCCGGCGCCGTCGGTCTCGCGGCCGAGGATGTCCTTGCTTTCCCAGGTCGAGGTCTGTGTGCCGACGATGGTGCCGCCGGTGTCTCCTCCGGACTCGGTCGGCGCGGCCGTGCCGATGCGGAGGACGCCGGTCGAATCTGGCCAGAGGTAGTTGAAGTTGCCGGTACGGCCCTCCATGTCGACCATCCCCGGCGACCCGTTGCCGCTGGAGTTGCGCCCGATGCGTAGCTCGCCGCCAGAGTTGACGCCGGTGCCGACGGCAGCGCCAGGGACGATCATCGACCGGCCGGTGCCAGCCCCCGCGGCCTTGAAGAGCGCCACGTCCTGCGCCTGCGCCGCGATCGCCACTTGCCCGCTCACGTAGTACATCCCCGTATCCGGATCACCAGCGAAGCCGATCGCCGGCGCAGACGCCGTGGTGTCCACGGGAAAGACTGATTGGCCGGCGTTCACGTACAGCGCATAGTTCGCCGCGCCAGACGCCGAGGGCGCACCAGCAACATAGGCGGTGATGGCGTTCGTCACTGCCGCGGCGCCGGCGGTGACGGTGGGCGCCCCGAAGTAACTGCCGATCAGGAACGAGTGGGTGCCCGAAGACGCCTCTACAAGGGTCGGGGCGGACCAGAACCCGACGATGCTGTTGTTCGCCGCGCCGGTCAGCGTCGGATCGACGTACACGCCGGTCGCCGCCCCCGCAACGCCGGTGTAGGCGCCGGTCAGCCTGATGTGTGTTTCTGCCGCGAGCGCGGTGCCGCCGATCACCCATCGACCCGACGAGTCGATCAGGGCGCGCTGCGCGCCACCGGCCCAGAGTCGCACCGACCCGGACCCGAGCGCGCCGACCGCCATCCCGCCGGCCGTCGTCGAGATCGCGTTGAAGCTGTTGGCCTCGAATGGCGCCGACGGGGTGTACGTCGACGACGCGGTGAACAGCCGCCCCGCCGTCGCGCTCGTATCGTTGCCGACGCTGATCTCCGCGCTCGCCGTCGTGCCCGCCTGCGGGTTGCGGATGATGACGTTCTGATTCGTAGCCCCGGCCGCGCTGATCGTGAGGGCGGCCCCGAACCCACGGATCTCCACCCGGCCCGGGTGGACGTAGGTCCGTGTCTGCGCCGACGCGCACGCCGCCACCAGCACCATCCCGATCGCCGTCAGCAGTCGCTGTCGCATCGCTTAGCTCCCCTTCGCCACCAGGCGCCACACCGCCGCCACCAGCCGCGTCCCGTCGCTGGTCTTGATCCGCGCCTTGAACCGCTTCACGCTCGTCGGCAGCGTCAGCGCGGACGAGGCCCCCGCCGTCGCCGCCGTCGTCGTCAGGCTCACCGCCACCGCCGAGGACGCCACCGCGCCGGCGTCGGTGACGTTGTAGAGGTCCACCGTGCACGTCACCGTGCCGGCCGCATCCGGATGCCGGATCGCGACCACCTGGAGCTCCACGGTCACGTATCCGAGATGGGTGCCGTCGACCGGCCAGCCGGCGGCTCCTGGGCCGTTGGGTAGGTCGACCTCGGTGGTGTCGCTGAGGAACTCGTCGAGCGAGCCACCCTGCGCCAGCACCACGCCGCCCATCGCGCCGGCCAGCGCCCGTGCGGCATCCCGGAGCCGCGTGTAGTCGGCGAGCTTCGTGGCATCGTCCACCGAGGGCGTCGTCGTCACGTCGTAGGCCATCTAGTGCCACCCCAGTGACGACGACGGTGTCGCGCTGCCCCAATACCCCGAGAGCAGGCGCTGGGCGGCGGTCGAGCCCGCGTAGGTCGGCGCGCCGGCGTCCTTCCAGCGGCCGCAACGGTTCGTGACGCGGCCGACGTCCCGCAGCGTGGCGCGCACGGTCATCCGGGGCGCGTAGCCACGTTCGATGCGGGTGACCTCGAAGGCCCGGTCGGTGTAGGCGCCGCTGGTGTGCGGCGCGGGGCTGTAGGTCACCAGTACTCGAGCGCCGGCGTCGACCAGCGCCAGGCGGCTGCCGCGCTCGAGCAGGTCGACGTCGACGAGGGCGTACTGCTGGACGAACCGGTAGCGGTCCGCCATCACGTCGGCGTCGCCGGCGGCGCGGAGGAACGTGAAGACCTGCAGCTCGTCGGTGACGCCGGTCAGCAGCTGCGCGGCGGTCGTCACCTTCGCGGCCTGGGACCAGGTGTCGTGCCGGGCGTCGCGGGCGTAGTGCACGCGGGTGGCCGTGTAGAACCGCTCCAGGCGCGGGGAGGGCTCGAAGGCGGCCAGGTCCTCCTTGCGGAGCGCCGGCAGCGTCGCCGCGTCGTGGGTCGGGTCCCAGACCCGCGCCATCCACTGCCCGGCGCGCGACTGCAGGACCGCGCCGTTGACCGAGCGCTCGAGTGACGCCTGGCCCTCCTCGGCCGTGCTGAGAATCGACGCCAGGGCGCGCGGGCTCGGCAGGTAGACGGCGAGCTCCTGCGGCGCGTCCGCGTGCGCGTCAGCGAAGGCCGTGCCATCGACGTCCGCCGCGGTGGCCCCGGCGAAGCTGTGCAGCAGGTCGCGGGCGATCTCACTGAACGTCGACAGATACCCCCGCATCCCCACGCCGCCACCGGCCGCCGCGTGGGCGTGGGTCTTGCCGGTGGCCTCGACCTGCAGCAGGTAGTCGGCGTGCGGGAACCGGTCGGTGACGATGGTGACCGTGCAGGCGGTCAGGTTGACGGTGTAGTCCTGACCCTCGACCAGCACCGCCCGGCTCCCGTCCGACCGCAGGACGGCTTCGACGGTGTGCACCCGGTACAGGTTCTGGTAGGCGGCGTCGGCGATCGTCCAGATCCCGAAGCCGCTGGTGTCGGTCAGCGCCGGCGTCGTCCAGGCGCGGCCGTAGAGGATGGCCTTGTAGGTGCCACGGACGCCGTCGCCGAGCGCCGGGTAGCTGCTCTCGAAGTACGGCGTCACCGGCACGCTCACCTCGAGCAGACTCGCCAGTGGCTTCAGCGCGAAGCGGCAGGCCGCCTCGCTCGCGACCACGTCCTCGATCAGCATGGTGGCGACCGTGGCGAACTCACTCAGCGCGAGCTCCTGCCCCCGGTAGCGGCCGCCGAGCCGGAAGGTGACCCGCTGGTGCTTCCAGGTGTAGCCGCTGTCGGTGGCCACCAGCGCGTGCCAGGCGCCGTGCCCGTTCGTCAGGGCGCACTCGCCGCCCCAGGTGGTCTTCTGGCCGGCCAGGACGTCGTCGACCTCCTGGACGCTCGTGGGCCCGCCGGCGGGGGCCAGCCAGCCGGCATAGTGGATGCCGGTCGCCGGGTTGCCGTCGGTCAGGTTGAGGACGATCCCGGTCGTGGCGACGTAGAAGGTCACCCGCGCGGCCACCACGCTCTTGGTGTCAGGGTCCACGGCGGTGCCGGTGGTGCGGACGTAGAGCGTGCCCGTCGCCTCGTCCCAGTACCAGGACCCGGCGGTGCTGTTGACGTTGGCGATCGACGTCTGCGCCGTCAGGTCGGTGCCGTCCTCGCGCACGCCGGTCACGCGCCGATACGCTGCCGACAGCCCGGCCGGCGGCGTCGTCAGGTTGGCCACGGCGACCTGGTAGGTGTTCCCGAAGCCGCCGGTCCCGGTCCACCCGGTGAGCGTCAGCAGCGCCTGGATCTCCGCGAGCATGATCTCCTCGCGGTCCGGCCAGCTCGCGAATTCGGCGAAGGTGCCAGGCATCAGCGCACCTCTTCCCAGGCCAGCGCCAAGTTGTAGCGGCCTGACAGGGTGTCGAACTCGGGCTGCAAGGCGCCGGTCATGCGCGAGAACCAGCACGTCCAGGCCAGCGCGGTGTCGAGCACCTGGAAAAACGCCCCGCTGACGCCCAGGGCGTCGAACAGGGCCCGGAAGTTGTCGAGCTGCGCCTCGGGCACGTACTCGAACCGCCACTGGCCGGCCGAGAACTTCGTCCGGCGCACCAGGGTCACCTGGCCATCGACTGACTCGGAGCGGACCGAGGGGTCGGTGCGCGGCACCGGCGTCGGGACGGTCGGGTTGATCGTCGGCTCCAGGTAGCTCCCCAGGTGCACGACGCCAGCCTCGGCGTAGTCGCTCGCCGCGGTCGGGTTCGTCCACTTCAGCCGCCAGTGCCGATGCGACTGTGACGGGAACGCGAAGGTCGTCCGGGTGTCGCGGTCCTGCGTCGGCAGGGTGCTGACCAGGGTTTCCCCGCCCGGCGCGCCGGCGTCGCCGCGGTGGTGCAGCTCGAGCACGCCGGTGCCGACGAGCTTGACGTTGGCGACGGCGACCGCGGAGATGGCCACGACGGCGCCGAGGTCGACGTCGAGGGTCTGCACGCCGGTCTGGGCGAGCGACCGCCAGACCTGGGTGCGGTCCGGCGTCTGGGTGTGGGAGCCCGGCAGCGCGGTGGCTGCGCTCGAGGCGACGACCGTGGTCGTCGTCTTCGCCCACTCGTTGCGGCTGGTGTCCATGAAGCGGATGCGCGCCATGGCCCTACACCGTCGCGCCCACCGCGCGCAGCGGCACCGACAGCACGCCCGACCGCAGCATCGCGTTCAGCTCGCGGCGCTTGAACTCGGCCTCGCCCACCGCCCGTGGTGCCCCGTCCTTCTCGACCAGGATGTAGACATTCGCCGCGGCGCCGGCCGGCGCCGCGGCGCCGTTCATGTTCCGCGCCAGCCAGGTCTGGACGAAGCCCGGCGCCTGGTCCGGCGTCAGGATGGCCTCGTAGCCGTGGGCACGCAGGTTCGTCCCCTGGCCGAAGTCCACGAAGTAGCTGCCGTGGCGGCCCAGCGTCCCGACGCTGTAGCCGGGGTTGCCGCCCTCGATCTCGGGCGGGTTGTAGTGGCCGTTGACCTCGATGTCGATCGTGCGCGGGATGCTGCGAATCCCGGCGTAGACGCGGCTGGCGAAGTCTTCGCCCTTCTGGGCGGCGGTGCCGAAGGCGCCCGTGACGCCGTGCAGGAAGAAGTCTTTCAGCTCGCGCAGGGCGGCCGCGACGTCCTCGACGGCACCGGTGATGGTCGTGCCGAACGGGATCTGTGACAGGTCGGTGAACTTCTCGCCGTTCTCGTCGACGAGCGTGCCGGCGTCGATCATCGCCGCCAGCACGGGCTTGAACTCGTCGCTGATGGTGGTGCCGGTGCGGATCGCCTGATGCACCATCCGGCCGTAGTCGTCGCCGGCGTGAGTGACGATGGCGCTCAGGTCGACGCCGGCGCGCGTGGCCGCCTTCAGCTTGGCCAGCATCGCGTTGGCCGTTTCGTCCATGTCGGCCTGGGCGAACTTCTGCCCGGCGTCCTGCGCCGAGATGCCCCACTCGTCCATGGCCTGCCGGGCCAGGGCGGTGTCGGCTTCGGTCTGCCCGAAGGCGGCGTTCAGCTCGGCGACGGCCGCTTCGAAGTCCTTCACCTTCTTGGCGGCCAGCAGTCGGTCGAGGGTGAGGCCGGCCTCGTGGGCCTTGACGTTCAGCTCGTGGATGCCACCCGCCGAGGCGACGAACGCGTCGCGCAGGTCGTTGACCTTGCGCCCCTCGTTCTTGAAGATGCCGCCGAAGAGCTTGTCGGCCAGCTGTCCCCCGAATGACCCCAGTAGGGTGCCGAGCCCTGGCATCACGGACCCGATCGCCGCCCCGAGCTTCTCGCTGCTGAACAGCTTGGAGACGCCCCCGGTGATGGTCTTCGTGAGGCTGCTGTTCTCCCCGAACAGCTCGGAGCCGAAGAGGGCGCCCACGCTGCGACCCAGATTGCCGCCGCCCTGTAGGGCCTTCATGATGACGTCGGGCAGCTTCTTGAAGACGCTTTCGAGCCCTTCGGCGGCGGTCTTGCCGCGGTTGTGGAGCCGCTCGAGCTCGTCGCCGCTGTCCTCGATCGCCGGCTGGAGCTCGGTGACCATCTGCTGCTGCAGCGCGGTCGACGACTGCAGCACGCCGAAGTAGGCGGTCTCGGTGCGACCGAGCCCCTGGATCTGCGCGTGGATCTCGGCGTTCCCGTCCTTCAGCGCCGCGGTCAGATGCTCGCCGGCGATGCGGCGCAGCCGCTCCTTGAGCAGGATCGCGTCGGCGAGGTCGGCGCCCTTCTCGAGCAGCTTCTGGTGCGCCTTCTCCGCGGCTTCCTGCTCCTTGGTCTTGCTGACGTAGTCGCCCTTCGCACTGGCGGCCCGCTTCGTAGCGGCCGTGTTCGTGTCGAGCGAGATCGTCGCCGATTCGATCTCCGACCGCATCGTCTGCACGATGTTCCGCGCGCCGGCGATCGTCTTGCCCCAGGCGTCGTTGCCCTTCGCGCCTTCGACGGCCTCGGCGGTCAGGTCGCGCATTCCCAGCCGCATGCTGCTGACGACGTCGAGGGCGGCCGTGACCCCGGAGGCCAGCCCCTTGAACTGGTCCCCGATGCCCGGCACCTTCTCCGCCGCGTTGGCGAGCGTGCTGAACCCGCGGATGATGTTCTCGATCACCAGCAGGATGCCGGTCGCCGCGCCGTAGACCGTGGCCTTGAGGCCGCCCCACGCCTGGCCGAACAGCCCCAGCGTGGCGATCCCCAAGTCGGCGCCGGTCAACAGCGACGACACGAACCACTTCACCAGGCCGACGCCGCCATCGCTGCCGGTGCCGAGCGCGCTGCCCACGGTGTCCTTCAGCGACTCGAAGGCCCGCTCCATCCCGCTCGATCCGAGGGCGGTCAGCACGACCTGGGCACCGACCTTCACGAGGTCGAAAAGCGGTTTCAGCGCGTCGGCCATCATGATGTTGACGGCGTCGGAGATGGACGACGTCAACCCTTCCCACGTGTTGGCCTGCGCCACCATCGCGCCGCTGAACTCGCCCAGCCGGCCCTGGAACACGGCGAAGATTTCCTCCGTGCTCTTGCCGGCCTTCTGCATGGCCTCCATTTCCTGACGCGCTTCGGGCGTCAGCACGGCCATCTCCTGCAGCCGCATGGCCGCCTCGCCGAACGGCTGGCCGCCCTTCAGCGACGAGTAGAGGCGGCCGACCCAGAATCCCAGCTGGTCGATCGGCGCGCCGGTGGCGGCCGAGGCGTCGCCGATGAGCGTCAGGTTGTCGACGGTGTCGAGCGCGTCGCCGCCGAAGGTGCGCATCATCTTCGACGCTTCGATGATCGGCCCCGTCTCGAACGGGGTCTTCTTGGCGAAGTCGAAAAGGCTACGGACGTGCGCTTCGGCGCGGCCCGAGTCGCCCATCAGCGTGGCGAACTGGAGGGTCGACTTTTCGAGCGTCGAGTTCATCTCCATCGCGCCGCCGACGGCGAAGTTGAACGCCGACCGCAGGCCGCCGATGATCGCCGCCCCGCCAATGAAGCCGGCCATGCTCGCCGCGGCGGTCTTGAACATGCCGCCCATGCTCGAGCCGCGCTTGCCCGCGTCGTCGCTGGCTTGACCGATGCCGAGGATCTCCGCCCGCGCCTTGGCGAACTCGGCCGCGGTCAGGTTCTTGGCGGCGAGCTTGATGGTGATTTCGCGCTCGTTGGCCATTACCGTGCCCCCGGGCGGCGCGCCGCATTCCAGCGCTCACGGTGAGAGAGCCACGCGTTGCGGACCTGGGCGATGAGGCCGAGGGCCTCGAGGTCGCGGGCCGGCTGGGCGTCGATGCCGCCAGCCGTGGGCAGCGTGATCCGTTCCCAGCGGGCCCCGCCGAACCCCACGCGCAGCTCATGCGTCACGGCGAAGAGGGACAGCAGCCCCTCGACGTCGGGCGTGAACAGCCGCACGGGGCAGGCGTGCAGTTCCATCACGTCGTCTCGGTAGACGGGGTCGGGGCGGGGCTCACCGACGCAGCCTCTGGGCTCGCAGAGGCCGGCGGCGCGGCACTTGCGGCAGTCGCGGCCGGTTTCGTCCCATCCGCTGCCGGGGGTGGCGTGCTCGACGACGCACGCGAAGCGAGTCGCGATCGCCAGGTCCTTTTTTTTTGCCCGCCGAGGGTGTTCTCGAGCATCAGGATGCCCGTCATCGTCAGCAGCATCTCGACGTTGCCGCCGAACACGTGCACGAGGTCGTCGCCGGTCTTGATCGCGCGGGTGTCGCCGTCCCCGTCCTCGAAGACCACTTTGGCGCCCGGCGCGACCCAGACGTGCGCGCGGATCTGCTGCTGGCAGAAGTCCACGTTGTGGTCGATGTCCTGCCGCTCCTGCGCCTCGAACGCCTGCCGCGTCGCGTCGTCCATCTCGGCCACGCGCCGCCGGCGCACCTCCCCCATGTCGAGGTCGGCGGCCTCGTCGGGCTTCCGGTAGATGGCCCGCTCGTGGGGCGGGTTCTCGACCCGTGACCACCCCGCCATGAACTCGCGGAGCTGGCCATGCGTGAACCGCCGGACCCGCAGCGGGATCGTCTCGTCGCCGTTGACGCCGTCGACGGGCAGGTCGTGCGGGTAGTAGTTCCGCAGCAAGACCCCGGCCTTGGTGTCGGTCTGCGGGGTGTCGGTGGCGGTCGTCATGGGGTCGGTCTCGTGGCAAGGGCCATGGCCCCCAGGGCGGCCCTGGGGGGGCATCTACGTGCGCTGGTCCTGTCCTCGTGCCGCCCGGTGGGTGGGCCCCCGTGAGCGGCTCTGAGCGCCGGCACGGTGACCCCTAGGACGCGCGTGCTGTGGGGTGCCGCGGGCTCACCGGCCGCGGCATCCGGTCGAACGGTGGTGCCTAGCCGATGCCCAGCGTCAGGGCGTCAGTCGCCCCGAACGTCTCGAGCGCGACGCCCTTGAAGGGCGCCTTGACTGGCGAATCAGGATCGTCGAGATCCGAGACCTTGTACTCGGAGTTGGGTGCGTGCAGCGCGAAGCAGTTGCCCTCGGTGAAGCCGCCCTGCATGAACGTTGAGACGTAGGTCCCGGCGAGCGTCAGGTCGTAGAGCACGGCCTGGTTCTCCAGGTAGGTGTCGAGCGTCAGGCCGATCTCCTGACGCCCGGACCGGAAGGCCTCCGTCGCGCTCAGCTCGCCGTACTCCTCGTTGCGGAGGAACATCGCGTTCTTGATCTCGACGGCGAGCTTCAGGAACTTCAGCGTGCTGTTACCGATCAACAGCTCGCCGCTGATGCCGGAGGGCGGGAAACCGCCCACCGTCGTGAAGCCGCCCGGCTGTGACGGCGCCGGGGCGACCTGATCCTTGGCCGGTCCGCTCGCCTTCAGCATCGGGTTGCCGTTGGCGTCGAACTCGAACATCAGCACGTCCACCGGGCCGCCGCGGACGTTGCGCGAGAGCCCGGCCGTGCCGTCGGTCAGCTTCAGGTAGTGGGCGAATGACAGCGACTTCACGTTCGGGCCGGTGAGCTGATAAGTGATCGCGCCCTTGCAGGCTGCGCCCGACGCCGGCGCCTGGCCGGCCGGCAGGTTCGGCGACCAGACCAAGTTGGTGCCGCTCGTCCCGGTCACCAGCTTGCGCAGCCGCTTCTTCCCATCCGGGCAGGTGATGAGGATGAACTGACCGATCGCCAGGCCGGTGGCCGACGCCACCGTGCCGGTGCTGACAGTCGGCGTGCCCGAGAAGGTGGTGGCCAGCGTGATGTTGGCCACTTGGCCGAAGCCGGCCAGTAGGATCGGCGCCTGCTCGGGCAGCGTGTTGAGCGTGCCGCTCGGCCGGAAGATGCCCTCGTAGTTCCACCCGGCTTTGATGCGGGTGTCGCGCCGGCTGGTCGTGCTGTGGCCAGCGCCCTGCGTCTTCTCCAGGATGGGCTCGCGCCCGACCGGGTCGTAGGTGATGCCGAAGTTGACGTGCCGGCAGGCATGCGTCGCGAGCAGGCTCGGGGTGACCCCGTAGCTCGACTCTTCGACGACGTAGAGCTGTCCCTGGCGTCCCAGCGTGAGCATGGCCTAGTCCTCGTCGTTCTGCGCCACGATCGGCGCGGCCGGACGTGCCGGCTGGAAACAGGTGGCGTGCGGCCCGAGCGCGCGCTCGAGCGTCATCGGGCCCTGGTCGTCGTCTCCGATCACCTCGTCGAAGTCGACCTGGGCGCCCAGCGTCAGGTGATGCCCGACGCCTCGGCTCCCGTGGATGAACAGCTCGATGGGCTGTGTGCAGACAAAGACGCGCGGCGACCGGCCGGGTCGTGGACGGCTCATACCGGCACCCCGTAGCTGCGATAGATTTCGCAGTCGATCGCCACCTGCGCTACGACTTCCTGGCCGTTGCGGCCGGGCAGCCACGCGCGGTTCCGGATGCGCGTGTCGACGACTTCGCCGCCGAGGCTGGCATCGACGCCGATGGCCTTCTCGATGTCGGCCACCCCGCGGGTGTAGACCTGCATCCGGTAGTCGGACGACACCGGCAGCGGGACGCCCGACGCCTCGTTCTGGGGCGGTACGCCGTCGTGCACCCAGGTGACCAGGAACGGCGTCAGGACCTTGACCTCGCCGCTGGCGAAGTACTCCCAGGTCTCGTCTTCCTGCTCGATGATGATGATCGGCCGCGGCGCGCCGGGCGCGATCAGCGCCTCGACGTCGGCGTCCGGGTCGAGCAGGACGCACGCGTCATCGACGCCGTAGTAGAACCCGGCCGAGACCGCGATGGCCTGCAGCGCCGCCTTGAGGGCGGCCAGCACGCGGTAGTCCTTGGGGTCAGCCACGGGCCTGCAGCCTTTCGAGCTCGTGGGTGAGCGTCGCCGTGAACGCCTCCTCGGCCCGCGCCTGGCCGGCCCGGCGGTACCTCGCGAAGACGCGCCCGATCGACGGGCCCATCACCTTCCGGATCGGCAGGCGGCGGCGACCTGCGCGGAGGAAGACGCTCTCCTTCCCGTTCGGCATTGTGGCGATGAACATCGACGACAGCCGGTCAGCGACCGGCAGCCACTGGCGGTTGTGCCGCACCACGATGTCGCCGGCGACATCGCCGCGCACGCGGACCCCGGTGCCGCGGCCGCGCGACGGCCTGGGCCCCCGGACGCCGAACGACATCAGCGGCAGGCGGCGGAAGCCGGCGGCGATCTCCATCACCGGGTCGTTCTTGCTCGGCTTCCGGTAGCGCAGCGACGCCGTGACCTCGCCGACTTTCAGGCCGGTGTCGCTCGCGATGCCCCGGGCGACGACGGTGCGGCCGGCCGTGCCGGCGCGGTCGAGGGCGCGGACGATCGCCGACTGAGCCCGAGACGGGTAGGTCTCGAACTCGTCCGCCACCAGCCGGATGCCGTCGACCGTGATCTGCATGGGCCTCGTCAGGGAACGGGCACGACCGCGGCTTCGAAGTGGTCCGCGGTCGCCTGCTCGATGCTGTCGACCTGCCACCGGCGCACCGGCGCCGAGGCGCTCGTGGCTTCCGGGGCGTCGATGAACGTGTTGCGCGGCAGCGTGGGACAGGCTGCTCGCGGCACCGCCAGGACGCGCCTGGCGTCCCGGCGGGGGAAGTCGCGGCCCACCGGCATCTCCTCGTCGTGGAGCGAGGTCAGCCAGATGGCCCGCGTCTCGATGGGGGCGCTGTCGGGGTGCGGCCGCGTCACTGTGGCCGCCACCCCGTGCGCCACCAGGTTGGTGGCCAGCACGCGCCCCCGCAGCGCGCCCAGGTCCATCAGTCGGTTGGCCCCGGCTACGGGGTCACCGTGCCAGGCGCGCCGGTGAAGTAGACCTTGAGCGACGTGACACCGTTGCCGGCCGCCTCGAACGCCACCGCCGGCGCACCCGAGACATCGCCGCTCGCCGGCGTCGCCAGGTTGTCGTCGAAGGCCGCCGCCGAGGCGTCCCACACCAGCGATTCGCCCTGGGCGATGACCGCGGCGCTCACCTTGGGCACCGTGAACACGCCCACGCGATGCACCACGCCGACCGCGCCGCTTGCGATCGCGGCCGAGGCCACGCACAGGGTGTTGCCGACGCGAACGACCTGACCCGAGGTCAGGTTCGCGCCGGCGGTGATCGACATCGTCTTGCCGGGCTGCACGTAGGTCGTTGCCATGGTCGTTTGTCCCTCGCTCGGTTATGGCCCCGAGTGGCCCTCTGACGCCTCGAGGGCGGCCCGTCGCCGGGTCCCGCCCTAGAGGTCCACGCCGCACCGGCGACCTACGCGCCGGGGTTCTTGTAGAGCCCGCGGTGGTTCTCGGCCTTGGCCGCGAAGTCGTAGGCGACCTTGGTTTGGATCCCTTCGATGTCGAATCCGACCTTGGACTCGACACGGGGGCCGGACTCGCCCTCGAGCGTGGCCACCACGATGATGCCGATCTGGTCGGGCGTCGCCGCCAGGTACCACGCGGTGGCGCTGGTGGCGTCGAGCCGCGGCTCGGCGATGACGGTGAGCTGCCCCGCGAACGGGTTGACGGTCGCCTGGGTGGCCGCCATCAGGTTCACGCTGACGAACTGGCGCGCGACGACTTCCTTCGCCACCGGCACGATCAGGTAGCGCGGCTGCACGTCGATGAAGGTCGCGCCATCGAGCCCCTTCTGGAGCTTCATGGCGGCGACCCCGGCCCCCACGGTGGTCACGTCGATGGCCGCGCCGGACCCCGCCAGGTTGCCGTGCGTCGAGTGGAACAGCGTCACGCCGTCGCCCATCGCGGCGTTGGCGTTGATGACCGCCCAGACCAGGTCGCTCTCGAGCTTGCGGACCTGCCGGCCCATCATGATCGGCAGCCGGGAGAAGGCGTCGGTGTCGTCGTTGATCAGCGCCTTGCGGGTGATCCCGAACGACCGCGCGTAGCTCAGGAGCGAGAAGGTCTCCTTGCTCTCGCCGACGGTTCCGGACGTGACCTCGCCGTGCTCGAGCACCTCGACGAGTGCCGGGGCCTCGCCGATCTCGAGCAGCCGGTTCGGCTTGAAGTCCGTGACGGTGGTGCGGCGGACGAGCGGCTCGAACGTCTGCGGCGCCTCGATGTACGCCTTCTGCAGGATCTTGTTCGGCAGGTCGGCCAGGAGGTTCGCGAAGTCCGACGTCGTGTGGTAGGTGCCGCGCGCGCTCAGCGCCTTGTCCCACAGCTGGGTCTTCGACAGGTCCGTCACCCGCACGCCGGTCGCGCTGAGGAACACGCGGGCGGTGTCGGTCAGGGACAGGCCGCGGTACTCCCGGCCGTGGTCCTCGAGCTTGAAGTACTCCGGCGCCATGCGGTGCAGGAGCGCGTTCTCGATGCCGCTGCGCTTGTGCACCAGCGGGTCGTCGCCCAGGTGGATCGCCGGACCGGCCCCGGGCTGCGGGCCCTGGCCGGAGAGGTCGCGCTTGGCCAGCTCGTCGAAGACCTGGCGCTGCGCGGCCACGAGCGCCACGTTGTCGGTGATCAGCTTGTCGGCGTAGGACGCCGGCAGCCGCGCTGCCCGGACCGCCGAGAGGATGCCGGTGACGCGCTCGCGCTCGGCCGCCACGCCGGCGTCGCGCTCGTTCGGCTCCGCGGGCGGGGGCGGTGCAATCGTCATGCGCGGCGGCGGCTGTTCGGCGATGTACTCGGGAGAATCGGATGCCATTGCAGTCACTCCTCGGGTTTCGATCAGACAGGGATGGGCCAGCGTCTTGTCCTGGCTCCGCACCTTCGCGTTGTTGTCGGCAGGCATGGGCACCATCGACACTTCGTAGGGCTCCCAGTCCACCGCCGTGCGCACCGGCATCTTGTTGTCCGCGCTGTCGTCTTCGACGTACTTGTGCACGATGTAGCCGACCGACACGTTGCGCACGATGCGATCGCGGACGTCGTTGAAGACGTCAGTCACCGACGCGCGCTTGGAGAACCGCACGACCGCCCGGCCTTCGCCCTTCAGCAGCCGGACGCTGTCGGGTTCGACGACGCCGATCTGGTCGTCGCGGACGCTGAACCCGGAGTGGCCGTCCAGGAGCGGCGCGCCGTTGTTCAGGCGCTCGAGGCGCACGTGCGCCGGGTCGAGCGACAGCTTCTCGATCCACTTCTTGCCGGTGAACCAGTCCGATCGGGTGACCGGCGCGCCTGTGGTGAACACGACCTCGACGGTGCGCTGCTCCTCGTCGATCTTGCCGATCGCCGCCCGCAGATCGAGCGGGGGGAGGTCGACGGTGACGGAAGACGCCGGCGGGTTGGCTGTCGCCACGACCACTAGGGTCGTGGCCTGGCGCGGTTGTGGCTAGTTTCGAAGTTGTTAACGGGACCGCGGCGTGACGAGCTTCTCGACCCGAGACACCAGATGGAACGCCCGCGTCCTCGACACGTTCATCCGGCGGGCCAGCCACGAGTATGAGGGGCGCTCGCCGGCGACGGCCTGGTAGCGCGCGACCAAATCGGCGGCTTCGGCTTGGCGCGGCGTGAGCGCCAGCTCGGTGGCGCGGGTCTCGATGGCGGGCGTACTCCGTGCGATCATTCGCCGTCGAGGAGGCGCAGGACGGCGTCCCGCCCCGTCTGGAAGCAGTCACGGCAGTGCACCGCGTGCGGTTCTGGCATGAGCGTGCGCGCCACCGCGATCCGTGCCTTCAGGGCCGCGAGCTCGGCGTCGGCGCCCCTGGGCTGGCGCCGCGGCTGCTCGTCGCGCTGCTCGAGGGTCTCGGTCGCCACTTGTGTGTTCCGCTCCGCTTTCGCAATCATCGACGACTCCCCACCACGCGCATGGCGTGGCGCTCGGCGCTGTCTTCTCCGCCGTCTGGCGGCGGCGGGACGTTCGGCTCGGTGGTGGGCGCCGTCTTCGCCGCCGCCTGCCCCTGACCGGCCTGCGTCATCTTCCGCGGGTCGCTGTCGCTGACGATGCCCAGCTTGTCGAGCTTCTTCTGGTCGGCCGCGATTTCGGCCAGCAGCTCGTCGGGGTCGTAGCCCCGTTCGCGGATCGCTTCGGACAGCGACAGCAGCGACGACCGGATCAGTCGCTGGTAGGCGAGCCCTTCCTTGTCGGGCTCGATCATCGGCATCGGCGGCGCCGTCCAATGGGCGGCGGGGGCACTGGGCGCCAGCCCCATAACGACGGCCGCCTGCATGGCCCACGTCCACGCGGGATCGCAGAACTGCGGGACGAGCATCCGCCAGCGCCGATCTTCCACCTGCGCCCAGATTCGCAGCCGCGACATCCGCGCCGCTGAGAACGGCAGCTCTGCATAGTCGCCGGTGAAATCCTCGTAGGTGACGCCGAGTCCGGCCGCCTGCGAGCGGAGCGACGCCTCGGCGTAGGCCGGGTAATCGGTGGCCGACGGCGGCGAGACGATCTCCACCGACTTGCCGGCTGACACCGCCTTGATGATTCCAGGCTCGAGCCAATCGACCGTCGGGTCCTCGGTGTCCGACGTCCCGAGCGGCGCCGCGCTGCCGTCGACGTCCGTCGTGATCACCGCGAGGCACGCGGCGATCTTCTGCTTCATCAGGGTGGCGTCCTCGAACTCGTCGAAGTCCTTCATGCGCAGGAGCACGGGCGCCAGCCACGACGCGCCGCGGGCCGCGCCTGGGCGGGTCGGCTTGTAGACGTGCAGCACGCCCTCGGCCGGCACGCGGACGGAGGCCGGCGTCATCCACGCGGAATTCCCCGGGTGCTCCGGATACAGCCAATAGGCGATCCGCTGACCGATGGCATTAAACTCCACGCCGTAGACGATCCGCCCACCGCCGGGCGTCGTGACGCCGTGCTTCGTCGTGTCGAGGAAGTCGGCCTCGAGGACCTGGAGTTGCAGGGGAATAGGCAGCCCGTCCTCGGGTCGACGGAACCGGCGGCGCACCAGCACCTCGCCGTCCTGCACCACGGCGCGCATGACGAGCTTCTGGAGCCCGGCGAAGTCGCTGCGGCCGTCGGCATCGCAGGCGGTGGAATTCGCCCAGGCGTCCCAGGCCGCCTTCACGCGCGCGTTCGGATCGCGCGGCTTGGCCGTGAGCCCCCAGCCGACGGTCTGATCGACGATCGTGGTGACGGCCGACTCGGCATAGGGGTTGTTGCGGACCAGGTCGCGGGCGACATCACGCAGCCGCCCGACGTGCGGGCCGGTCGCGGCGTTCCCGTCCTGGCTCCCGCGGTGCCAGCCGGACGTCCTGCGGCCGGTCGAGGCGCCCTCGTAGTGTCTCGCCAGCAGGTCGACGGCGAGGCGCGCGCGCACCCTGTTCAGCGTCCACGCCGGCGCCACGGTCCGCGTGACGCGATCCAGCCAGGTGAGACGCGGCGCGGCCGGCGGCATCGACGTCAGACGCCCTTGGAGACCGCCGCGTAGCGGGTGCGCGTGCCGTTGGTCGCTGCGGCCACGTCGGCGGCCATGATGGCGCGCAGGCGGGTGAGCTCGTCGAGTGATCGGAACCGCGTCGACTGCTGCTCGAACTGCGTCTGCTCGACCACCCCGAAGTTGCGAATGTCGGCGTCGAGTGCGTCGAGATCGGCTTGTGTGAAGGCCACGGTCGGTGCCCCGACGGATTATTGGGGCGCGGGCGCCTGGTCAGTACCCGATCATGCCGGTTTTGTCGGTGTCACGTGGATCGCACCTCGCCGAACGCTCGCCGGTGCGCGTCGTACCGCTGCAGCTCGACGAGCGGAATCCGGTACGCCTTACCGTCCCGATAGCCCTGGATCCGCCCGTCGTCGATGCGGGCTCGCACGGTGCGCTCGTCGAGCCCGAGGAACGCGGCCGCGACCGCGAGCCCGACCTGCGCCCGCGGGTGTGTCTCAATGTTGACGATGCGCGGCTCCGGCCGGCGCCCCGATCCTCGACTCATCGTCGCCTCCCGAGCCAATCCCGGCGATGGCTGACCCAGCCGGGCCGAGCTGCCGGCGCCGCCGGCGGTCGTGGTGTGGGCGCCGGGGCCGTAGGCGGCGGCGTCGTCGACGGCGGCACGACGCCGAGGCCCTTCTCGAGCGCCGCCCAGTCCGACTCCTTGAACCGGTCGATGCCGACCCGCGCCGCCGCCGCGCGGGCGTAGATTCTGGCGTCGAGGTAGTGATTTTCTCGCCCCGGGATCGGCTCCCAACTGAAGACCACGCCCTTCTTGGTCTTCGTCGAGATCAGCTGCTCGGCGGTCAACTGCTTGAAGTAGTCCTCGCCGTGCTGCGGGAAGTGACAGAACCCGGGCGGATCCTCGTCGCCGGCGGCACGCGCCTCGTCGGTCGGCGCCGCGAACGCCAGCCACCCGTAGAGCTCGGCCTTGGCCAGGTGCGACGCGACCGGCCAGACCTTGTACCCGCGCCGGAGCTTCTTACCCGACACGGTGATGTCGACCGGCGAGGGCGCGCCGAGCAGCACGTGCGCGGTCGGCACGCCCCGGACGGCGATCACCCGCGACATCGGGAAGCCGCGCGCCCAGTTGTACACCGTCTGCGTGTTGTAGCCGCTGTCGACGGCCAGCATCGAGACGGAGAGGGCGGCGCCGACGGCGTGGGGAAAGGTCTTGTCGAGCAGCGCGGCGAGCGCCGGCCAGGGCCCTTTCGCCGTCATGTCCGACGTGTCGCCGATCAGCACGCCGATCTCGAGCGACCACGACCGTTTGCCCCGGCCCCACCCGACGACCTCGTAGACCAGGCGGTCCTTCTGCACGTCGACGCCGGCGGTGACGAAGAGCACCCGGCCCGGGCACGTCCCTGGCTCGTAGCGTTCGCGTCGGTCATACAAGCGTTGCCACTCCGGAGCGTCGCCGCGCTCGCGCCACGGCTCGCCCAGCACGGTGTTGACGTACGTCTTGAGGTGTTCCGGCCCCTCGCGGTTGGCCTTGAGGAACTCGTCGACCAACTGCGCCCACGAGGCGTTGGGCGAGTAACTGTAGGCCGCCCAGATGTGGAAGCTGGCGATGCCGGCGAACGGGCCGGGCGCCGGGTCGTCGGGGAACTGCGGATGGGGCCCCGGCCGCCACTCGCCGGCCGCGAGCATGGCGGGCTTCTGCCGGTGGTCGATCTCGACCCCGCAGCCGATGCACACGTAGACGACGCGCTCGGGCTTTCCCGGCGGCCACTTGAAGTGCCTGAACTGCAGCACCTGCATATGCCCGCACTCGGGGCAGGGCACGTAGTACCGGCGCTGATCGCCCGTGTAGAACAGCTGCTCGATGCGGCTGCGGCCGGCGATGGTCGGCGTGCTGCCGGCGCCGATCTTCCGGTCCCAGTAGTACTCGGAGCGACGCACGCCCAGCTGGAATTGGTCGCCTTCCGACCCGGCGCTCGGTGGATAGCCGTCGGTCTCATCGAAGAGGACCACCTTGCGGCTGACCCGCCGGAACCCGCGCGGGCTGTTGGCGCCGACCATCGTTAGCGACCCGCCGCGGAACCGCTTCGCCAAGATGGTGTTGTCGCTGTCGCGCGTCTTGGCCGGCGGCACGATGGCGGCGAGCTTTGGGCAGTCGCGCAGCATCGGCGCGATCTCTTCCTTGCTGTACCCCTCGGCGTCCTCGATCGTCGGCTGCACCAGCATGATGGGGCAGGGGTCCTCGTCCATGTAGTAGCCGATCACCGCGTTGAGGCATTTCGTCCACCCGACGCGCGCCGACTTCATCAGAATCACCTGCCACACCTCGGGATCGGTGAAGGCATCCATGAACCCGCGCTGGTACGGCAGCGTGTGCCAGCGACCAGGCTCGGCGGCGGACTCAGCCGACAGGTAGTAGTGCTCATCGGCCCATGCTGACAGGGCCCGACGCGCCGGCGGCCGCCACGCCTGCGACGCCCGCGCGAAGAGCGCCTCGACCTCTGCGCCGGTGTCGACGTCGTTGAGCTCGAGCCGCAGCTCGCCGTCGGTCACGCGGCCCCCTGGGCGGTGTCGTCCACGACCACGAGCTCCTCGAGAGCCTCGCGCACAAACCGGTCGACGACGACCAGGTCGGCGCGGGTGAGGTGGGGGATCGCCGTCTTCAGCTTCGACGGCAGCCCGAGCATCTTGGTCCGGCAGCGCGTGAACGTCTCGACCATCTTCGATTCAACCTGGCCCGACGACACCAGCTGCCCCATGCGCTCGCGGTAGTCGAGCTCGGCGAGGCGCGCCTTCCAGTCCTTCTCGCGCGCCATCGCCTCCTGCAACGTGGGCGGTTTCGACTCGTCGCCGGCAGCCGGTTCGATGCTCGCCGCCGGCGGCGCAGCGATCACCGCCGCGGCTTCCTTCGCCATCGCGGACGGCAGCGCCTTCACGGCGTTGGTGTGGGCGTCCCACTCGCGATCGGCTTCGGCGACGCTCCGGATCTTGATCGGCTTGCCTGGCCGATACAGTAGTGAGGCACGCAGGCGACCGGTCGTGATGGCCTTCTGGACGGCGGCGAGCGTGCACCGGCGATGCCGCGCGTACGCGCGCAGCGCGACCGGCGGCAGTGCTGCCGCGCCTGAGTCCTTCACCCCACCGTGTCGGCGACCACCCATTGAATCCCTACTGCCTAGTCAAACGGCGCGCCTCGTTCCACC